GGAGCAGGAATGGGCGACCTTTACGGATACAGTGCCACATTTACTGGTCAGGAGAAATTACCTGCAGCGTTTATTTCTGGATCTACAACAACAAATCCTTTCGCAGGATTAGGTGCAAACCCAACTGTTGTTTACGGAACTAATAGCTAAACTCAGTATATCACAAATATATTATAAAGACCCTACTCTTAATTGAGTGGGGTTTTTTTATTGATTATATTTACGATTTCCTTTGTTAGAGATAAGAACAAACTAATACAAGATAATGCTTACCTATTTTATATCTGGCAGCAATAATTATACTATTAGAGTAGCACAAACTACTTCTAATGCATTCACAATGTCACTTCAAGACATGACAAGACTTACAAATACAACTGCATCATTGACAAATATAAGTTATAATGATTGTGAGAGTATGTTAAGTTTCACTGCTTCAATTAGTGGTGCTGTAATAGGTGAAGAATATAGAACATATATAACTGCAGGTAATAAAACTATTTATGATGGTTCAGTGCAAGTATTTACTTCACAAAGCATTGATAAGCCAGAATACAAAACACAAAATGATGGATTTATCTCACATCCTTCTACAAACGAATATGTAATTATAGATTAATATGAAAAAAGAAACTAAACTTTCAATTGTAAATGTAACCAATAACCAACTTCCTTATATTACTGAGGATACTAAATCTCGTTATACATGGGTGCCATTCGGTGTTTATGGACACGACGATTTTTTCGATGCAGTTAATATTGCATACAATGCATCAACAACCAATGCTGCATGTGTGGAAGGAATTGCAGATTTGATATATGGTAAAGGTTTATACTCAAAGAACGAAGGATTTAATGAGTTATTACAAAAGATAATTCCTCAGGAAGAAACTAAAAGAGTTTCATTTGATTTGAAATTATTTGGTAATGCAGCTTATCAAGTATATTGGAATGATGAACATACTAAGATAATCAAAATGTATCACACTCCAATTCAAACACTTCGTGCTGAAAAGATATACTCAAATCCTAAAATTGAAAACTACTATTATTGTGTAGATTGGAATGACCAAAGAAAAGTAAGAGATAAAAAGAAAATACCTGCATTTGGAACATCTCAAGAAAAGATGGAAATACTATGGGTAAAGAATTATAGTCCAAATTTATACTATTATAGTTTGCCTGATTGGGTTTCTGCAATGCAATACTCAATTGTTGAAGGTGAGTTATCAAACCTACACTTAAACAATATTGAAAATGGTTTCTTACCAATGGTGATGTTGAATATGAATAGTGGAGTTCCTGCACCAGAAGAAAGACAAACAATTGAGGATTTATTATATGCTAAATTTACAGGCACTAAAAACGCAGGTAAGTTTATGTTATCTTTCAATGATGACCCTACAACAAAACCGACAATAGATGTAATTCAAATCGATAATTTACATGAGAAGTTTCAGTATGTAGCAGAATACGCACAAGATAGAATCTTAGTTGCACATAGAATTACATCTCCTTTATTATTCGGTATCAGAACTGCAAATAACGGATTTAGTTCACAATCTGAAGAGATGATGACTGCATTTAGTATTTTGCAATCTATGACCATTGCACCATTCCAAAATCTAATTTTAAATACATTGGATATGGCATTGACAGAAGGTGGATATGGTGATACTCAATTATACTTTGAACAGGCTACTCCATTGGTAATTCTTTCTCAGCAAGCAGAAGAAACAGGTAAGACAGTTGCACAGGTAGAAGATGAAACAAACAAATCATTGGAAAATCCTGCAACAACTGATGATGGACAAGACCAAACAGTTGAAGAACCATTACCAAATAAAGCAGATGAAGAAAGATTCAAAATGCCGACATCATTAAGTAAAGAATACGAAATATATAAATAAACATTATGGCAACAGCACTTTTTATAACAAGAAACGATATAATCAAAAATAGTCCATTACAGGGTGCGATAGATGCGGATGCTCTATTACCATTTATGAATACGGCACAAGTTAAGTGGATTAAAAACCTAATAGGAACCGTTTTATACGATTACTTACAGGCTCAAATCATTGCAGGGACAGTTGGTAACCTATCATCATATTATCAAGACCTTTTAGATGACCATATTAAACCTACATTGATTTGGTATACATGTGTTGAATATATACCTTTCAGTTCTATACAATTTAAATCTAATGGAGCAGTTAAACAATCATCTGAACAGGCAACTGCACCATCTAAATTAGAAATAGATTATCTTAAGCAACAAGCTCAAGCAAATGCTGACTATTACGCTTTAAGATTACAAAATTATTTGATATCTTATTCAAATGAGATACCACAATACTTAGAATCAGTAGGTAACCAAACACAGATATATCCAGACCAAACAAATCAATATTTTGGTGGTATTCAATTATAATAAATTTTAATATGTCTTATTTACAATATAATCAGGGAGTTAACTATACACTTTATTATAATGTCTTAGATTATTTTGAGACAATTATGACCAATCACCCTTCAATAACAAAGGTGACTACTGGTGATATAGCAACTGTTGATGAAAAAGAGTTTCCTATGTATTTATTTGGTAATGTAAACATATTATCAAGTAGAATAATAGACTCAACAACAAATCACGAAATACAATTAGTGATTGCGGACAAGATTAAAAATAAAAATAACGAATCTAATCCTGTAACCAATGCACAAAGTATTCCGTTTTATGGAGTAGATGATACCATTGATATTCTAGCAAACACATTAGCAATTATAAACGATTTAACCTCGTTTACTCAGTATTCGGTATCTTCATTCGACATAGATGGAGAAATCGTCTGTGAACCCTTCGTAGACCGTTTTAATAATGGTTTAGCAGGACATGTTGCAACTTTCACACTAACTACACCTAACTCTAGACCAAGATGTTTGTTTGACCTTTATCCATCAGGGTCTTATACAAATAATCCTGACTGTTAATGGCTGTAATTAAGAAACATCCTCAAGAAATTAAAAAAGTTGCATTATCAATTAGGAATGTAGCATCTGCTATTGCTCCTAGAGATACAGGCAATCTTCGAAATGTATTAAGGTCATACAATACACCTGATAGAATGATATCTTATAAACCAAATGGTGAAGTAGATATTAAATTCTTTTTTGCTCCTCCTGGTGCAACATATGGTAAGTATTGGAATAGTCCGTTTGGTACAGGTGATGGAACAACTGCAACGATTAAAAAAAGATATCCTCAACACTTTGATTATGCTGCTAAAGCATTAAAAGACCCGGAGATTAGAAGCAGTATCAAAGCATATGCTAAGGCTTTAGGTGTTCAAGTTGCAACAGAATTAAGAGAATCTGTAAGAAAGAAATAGACATCACTTATTTTTTGTTTTTGAATGGTTAGATAATAAATAAATTTAAGGTAAATGTCTTTATCATTATTACAGACGCCAGCAACAGCATCTTTAGCACAATCACCAATTATATTTACAGTTAGTGAATCTGATTCTGGTTTACTATCATCTGCTTCATTTCAATATATTGGAGAACTTTATTATTGGACAGGTTCGCTTACTAATTCTGGCTCAACTTCTGATTACACAATTGTAAAATATCCTAATACTGCGGATGTTGGTATTTTTGACTTAAATAGAATTATCAACTCTACATTAACAGATTATGCACAAGCTAATACATCAAATGTAACTTATTTTGCAGTTGATTTTTATTGGCAATACTTTTCAGGAACTCAATATATAACAGGTAGCCATATTAAAACAGAAGTATATAAAGCATTGGATGGATATGGTATATTTCAAGAACCAATAGGGCAACAAATATATAATAAAACACCATATTGGCCCCTAATGACAGATGGACCTGCAACACAATCTGCATTTATAGATAATAGAGGAACTGCTGGAATATATGTTGGAACAACAGGCGATACTGTACCTACAAGAGTGATATATAATTCAAACTTAGGTGCAGCTTCTTATCCAGTTAGTGGAAGCACTCCAACATCACAACAAATAGCACAATATCCTTTATTTCCTGCAGAACCTGGATTTCCATTATCTAGCGTAGGATTGGAATGGTATGATGTAACAGCATATGATGCATCTGCAGCAATTGGAAGTTCAATATATTTTAATATAACTTGCAAACAAAAGTATCCTAATGTAAGAATTAAGTGGAAGAATAGATACGGACAATTTGATTGGATGAATTTTGATTTAGTAAGTAGAGAATCATTTCAAACTGAAAGGAAAACATACCAACCAACTTTAGGTAGTTGGGAAAGTCTTACATTATCATATCAAAACTATGATACAGCAAATCAAGCATACATAGTAGATTCAAAACAAGGTTTAAGTGTAAACTCAAACTGGTTAGATGACCAATATAATGATATCATAAAACAATTATTAGTATCAGATGAAATCTATTGGGTTTATGATGAAAGTGCAGGCTTATTAAGACCATTGACTATTGCAACTCAAAATATAGTATTTAAAACAGGTGTTGTAGATAAATTAATACAATATCAATTTGATTTCCAATACGGACAACCTTATAAGCTTATCATCTAATGGGAATAATATCAACACAAGCATTTACTTTTAGATTATTGGCAGGAGACCCTTCTGTTCAATTAGACCTTTTTGATGATGAAGATATACAATTATCAAATAATATAACAGGTCTATTTGATGTTGGCCTTTTACCTTCTGATTTTACAAAGCAAATAAGTATACCTGGAACAAAAGTAAATAATGCATTTTTTCAGCATGTATATGATATCTCCATTGATTCACCTTTTCTATTTGCTACAAATATAAAAGTTCCTGCATATTTTGATTTTGATTCTGTATATCTATCGGATGGATATCTGCAATTGAATAAAGTAAATGTTAGAGCAAATAAATTTATTGAAAGTTATGATATAACTATTTATGGTAGTTTATCTTCATTTGGTAGAGATATTAACAGAAAGTATTTAACTGATTTAACTACCTTAACACAATATAATCACACAGCATCTTATGATAATATTTCAGCAAGCTGGAGTGGTAATTTATTTGGTGGAGATATAGTTTATCCACTTGCAGATTATGGCTCTGCGTATACATTTACCCAAGGTCAATATGAATTGTTTGGAATGGATGATACCAATGGTGCATTGACAGTTCAAAACTTTAAACCTGCAATCAGAATTAAACCTGTTGTTGATGCAATCTTTGAAGAAGCTGGATTTACTTATTCATCATCATTTATGGCACAACCGTTTATAGATGATGTGTATATGATTTGTAATAACTCATTAAAATATCCTGAGTTTGCTGGTATTGATTTGGAAACATATGGTAAAATAAAAGTAGGAGCAATATCAGGAAGTGGAATGACAGATATTACATTAGCATCAGGAAGTTGGGTAACCCTTCCTTGGTATAATAAATTATCTGACCCACAAAACTTTTATAATAATGGTGCATATAGAGTTGATAAAAGAACTCAATTAAAAGGTATATTAAATGTAAACTTAAATGTAAGTTGCTCGGTAAACAATATGCCAGGAACACTATCTGCAAATGGAACATGGCAAATCCGTATGTTAGAGACAGGTAGCTCAACTCCTTATTCAACTAGAGCAATACAATCTTATATATTTTTCTTTGACCAACTACAACAAAGTAGAACTGGTGGAATAAATCAAACATATGAATTAGCAACTGAATTTTTGATGGATGATATACCTGTTGGTAATTATTATTTTCAATTAAGACAATCACCAAATTTTGCAACTGGCTCATTACCACTTGTAACATTAGACCCACAAGGAACAACTAAATCATATATAGAAATAAAGCAAGTTAATCAAGCAGCTGATGGTAGAATAATGGACATACCTTCAAATATGCCATATGGTACAAATGGAATCAAACAAATCGATTTTATTACAGGTCTACAAAAGAAATTCAATTTAATGATTTATCCTGATAAAACTAAAAGAAATGCATTTATAATTGAAACTTTCAACACATGGTATTTACAAGGTGAAATAAAAGATTTTAACAAATACATTAATTTAGATGAAAAGATAGAAGTTATACCTGCGAATAATTTAGCTGTTAATGAATTAAACTTTGGTGATACACTTGACCAGGATTATATTTCACAACAATTTGCAAAAGGTGCAAATAGAGAATATGGAAAAACATATTATGTAGATACAACTAACTTTTATTCACAAGGTAAACTTGATGTTAAAACTACATTTGCTTCTTCACCATTGATTAAGATTGCAGGTACTGGTTTATCAGGTAGTGTTAGTGGAATTGAACCAACTCCACCATTTAGTCAATGTAACATTTATACATTCTATACAAATGTAGCACAAAGTGGATATATAAATTATATAAGTTGTGATGGAGAATATACACAACATTATATGAATCCAAATGAGAGTTATGCGATATGTGCACAAAGATTATTAAATGCTGATATGAGTTATAACTTAGGACCAAGTTGTTAAAATAAAATACTATGAGTCAAATTATACCAATATACATTCCAACTTATATAAACTCTGCAGAATATACACCTGCTAGAGTTTTACCTCGTTTGTTTTTCTATAATGGTATGATTAATTGTGAAAGTTATTATATTGAGAGTGGTTCATTGACTACTTCTGGTGTAAGTTATGAACAAACAGCATTTCCATATTTTGACAATTATAATGTAGTAACTGGTAGTTTTCCAACTGCAGACTCTGATTCGTTATTGTTTACAAATGAAACCAGTGTTTATGGTACAACTCCTGATAATTCATTATATACAAATTATTGGGAAACATATATAAGTTTATTATATAATCCAAAGACAAGATTACTAAATTGTTCTGCTATAATACCATTAGCAGACTATTTTAAAATGGAATTGAATGATGTAGTAAACTTTAGAGGAAATTATTATCATCTAAGAGCAATCAATGATTATTCACTTAAAACAGGTGAATGTAATTTACAATTATTAGGACCAATTATTAATACTGCATTTTCACAAGTATTGCCAACGCAAGATTGTAATTTTGCATTTACAGCATCATTGGTTACTACAACAACTACAACAACTGCTGCACCTACTACAACAACAACAAGCACAACAACTACAAGTACTACTACAACTACAGCTGCATCAATTGTTACCAGTGGATTGGTTTCTTGGTATGATTGTAGTTCTTTGAGTGGTAGTAATTGGAATGATAAATCTGTAAATGGAAACAATGCTCAAGTATCAGGCTCACTATTAACTAATAAAACTTCACAAGGTTACTTATTTGATTCAACCAATTATGTAGTATGGCCTGCAACAATAAATGCTATTCCTAGTGGTTCTTGGACAATGCAATTCCTAGGATATTTAGGAATTACTCAAACATTTGGTGCAGTTGATTTATGGTGTAAAGAAAGTTATGCAAGTGGTTGGGATACTGTTGCTGCAAGGGAAGGAAATTATGTTTATATTTTTAGAGATGTTGCTGGCGATGATAAAAAAATGGGGTCTGCAGATACAAATGGATTTTACTTAATAACAATTACGGTTAATGCTGCAACTGATACTACTAAGTTATATCTAAATGGTAACTTTGTAACAAACGGTGATTCTGGTGGTGTTAATGACTTTAATTCATCATCTACAAAACGATTGGTATTTGGATATAACGCTGATGGTGATGCTGGTCCATTTGGACAATATGCCGGCAATAGAGTAAAAGCATTATTACTTTATAACAAAGTATTAAGTGATGCAGAAGTATTAACTAACTATAATGCTTTATCAGGCTCCGCTTGTTAATCAACTACACTTATTAACAAAATAAAAATTGTTAAATAGAATATGGCAAATGTAAATAGAATCATAACACTAACATCAAAAGGAAACTCTTCAGGTCCTTTATATGATGTATACTATTCATTGAATTGTATATCTTATTCCTTATGTGTTGATGGAAATGATGTTAATTTGCCAACTGTCAGAGCAACGGCTACTGTTACTTTACCTGAAGAAAGCACTTGTTTAAAATTAATTAATTTATCAGCAGGTTGTAATAATAATGAAGTAGTTCAATTTTTATTGCCAACTACTACAACAACTGCTGGTCCTACTACTACAACTACAACGATTTCAGGTAGCACAACAACAACAACTACTACTGCAGGTAGCACAACAACTACTACAACATTTGGACCTGTAACTAAAGTAGTTGCACATAACTGTCAAGACTACTACGATTTCAATACATATTGTGTTCAATCTTCTTCAACTCCTGCAATTGGAGATGTATATAGAGATTCATATGGTACATGTTATACAGTTTCTTCAATACCAATAGACCAAACACTTCCATGTGTTGGTAACTTGTATTTGGTTGGAGGACCTGGTACATGTTCATCATCACTTTGTGTAACTACTACAACAACTGAAGCTCCATACTTGGTTAGTTGAAAATAATACAGGTGCTGGATACTATTTCAAATATATGTATTGTGGTCAAAATACATTTACTTACTTAGAAGTTCCTGCATTTGATTCTAGAACAGTTTGCGTGCAGAATGATAGAATATTTAATTCATTTGTTGCACCATTAACATTTACTGACTTGAATACAAATTGTATTGGTACAACAAGTACGACTACAACTATACCACCACAAGTTCTATTTACAGCTGCTAATTGCCAAAATATTTACGATAACAATACTTACTCAGCAAATTCAGCATCTTATAGTGTTGGTGATGTGTTTATAGATGATTATGGTACATGTTACTATATTTTAAACTTCTCAGGTGAAGCACCTGTTGGAAGATTAACATTTGTAGGTGCAAGTGGTTCATGTAGTAGTCCTACATGTGTGACTACAACTACAACTCAAGCACCATTCTGTAATACGTGGGTTGTTGAAAATGTAAGTGAAAACTCAGCTGGTGAAATATATAAGGTTAAGTATTGTGGTGATAATTTCTTCTCATATCCTCAGGTATACTTTGGATATCCACAAACGGTTTGTGTACAAAATGATGAAATATCTAATCCATTCTTTAATAGAGTTGCTTTAACTAATTTAAGTCAATCTTGTCAAACTACAACTACAACTACTTTAGCTCCGGGATGTTCTACATTTGTAATTACTAATAACGGAGACTTCTTTACTTATGTTGGTGATTATGTGTATTGTGGAAATAACTTCAGCTCTTCTTACTCAGTAGGAACAAATTCAACTGTAAGATTATGTGTACAAGATGGTAAGATTGATTTACCAAGTGGATTTAACTATGTAATACAAATTTCTGGAAGTTGTAACGCAACAACTACTACAACCACTACATTAGCTCCTGGATGTTACTTAGCGACTATTATAAACAATAATATCGGAACTACATTCTTAGGTGATTATGTATATTGTGGAACTTCTGTTTCTCAGTCATTTGAGGTTGCAAGTGGAACAAGTGCAAGTTTCTGTACACAAGACCAAAAGATAGATTTACCTTCAGGACCTAACTATACATCATCATTCTCTGCTGTTGGAGGTTGTGCAGCTACAACAACAACTACGACTACTTTAGCTCCTGGATGTTACTTAGCAACAATTGTAAATAATAACATAGGAACAACATGGGTTGGGGAGTATGTATATTGTGGAAGTTCAGTATCACAATCATTCTCTGTGGCGAGTGGTACAAGTGCAAGCTTCTGTACACAGGATAAGAAAATAGATTTACCACCAAGTGCATCTTATTACACTTCTTCATTCTCTGCAGTAGGCGGTTGCGCAGCAACTACAACTACAACTACCACATTAGCACCAGGTTGTTATTTGGCTACAATTATTAATAATAATATTGGAACCACATTTGTAGGTAACTATGTGTATTGTGGAAATAACTTTAGTTCTTCATTCTCAGTTGCATCTGGAACAAGCGGTAGTTTCTGTACACAAGATAAGAAAATTGATTTACCATCAGGACCTAACTATACTTCTTCATTCTCAGCTGTTGGTGGATGTACTACAAGTACAACTACTACAACAACTTTACCACCTGCATTTACTAATATTTGGACTGCAGATGCATGGTTTGATAATAGTGGACTTAGTATAACAGTTGATTACACAGGTTCAAATGGATTATACACATCATCTGTAATATAAAAGATATATGGCATTAACACAATTATTAGGAGGACCGAATTGGGATGTAACAATAAACCCAGATTATGCATTATACGCAGACTTTCACTACTTTTTTAATTCAGGAAGTGTAATTAGAAGTAATCCATGGAATAGTCCTCAAGGACCTGTTGCAAAAGTATTAAATGTAAAAAATATAACTTCAAACCCAGTTGCATTAAATTATGTTTCATCATCAGGTGTATTGACTTCAACTACATTAACTTCTGGAAGCACAACGCAAATTGTATCACAAACTATTCCATTAGGATTAGATAATAATGCATGGTTGAGTGCAAGTATTGTTTCGGAATTTACAGGTAGTATAACTGCAAGACCAACTGGTAGTAGATGGTTTGAATTAATGGCGATAAGAACTGTATCACAACAAACAAATGTATATACAATTGCTGATGGAGCAACAACTATTACAGAAACCGTAACTGGCTTTCCAACATCTGGTAGTGCAGTTTATAGATGTAGTAGAACAATACCATATTTAGACCAACCATTTTGGTTAATTAGAGATTTAATGGGTTGTACAGGTGGAACAACAACTACTGCAGCACCAACAACAACAACTACAACTGCAGGAACTACTACAACAACTACATTAGCATCTCAAAAATACTATGTTGAAAGTTGTGCAGGACCAGCTGATATAGTTGGTGTAATT